GAGAAAGGCCGAGCCGTCCGCCTCATTCTTGTGCTCGAGGTTGTCGATCGTTCCCCGGTAGAAGACTTCCATCGACACCCGGTCGAGGGTGTCCAGGTCGAAGAACCCGACCCACATCGTGACGGGGCGGAACCGGTAGCTCTCGTTCTCGATCGTCGCCAGCACGTCCGGCGTGAGCGCGCTGTCGGCGATCGACCGAAGCCGCAGCACCAGCGACGACGCGGCGAGGCTGGTCCCGCCCTCGATCGTGTCGACATCGATCAATGAGGCGCCGCCCTCGAAGTCGACGCCCGAATAGCGATGGGTACCGGCGCCATCCCAGAAGCCGTAACGGCCCGACGGCAGGTCGAAGAGCACGAAGCCCCGTTGCAGCCACCTGCCCTTGTCGAGCAGCGATTGCGCGGCCGGCGAGATCGACAGCATCAGAGCACCTGATAGGCCGCGAACGAGATCGGCGGGAAGTCCGTCGACTTGCCGCTCTCGACCGAGTCCGGGTCGAGCATGAAGAGGCCGCGCGGCGAGGTGAGCGACGCCACGGCGGCGCCCCCGAAGATGTCCAGGATCGCCGGCTCGACCTTGACCTCGATCGAGGTACCGCCCGCCGACGCCGCCTCTGTCACCCGATGCAGCCCCACGCGCAGCACGCCCGACACCGTCCGCCGAAGCTCGAGCATGTCGCCGGGATTGAGCTCGAGCGACGTCGGAACCCCACTGAGCGCGATCGAGTGGGCGGAGAGCCGCGAGACGACGTTTGCCGACCCGTTCCATCCGGCGATCCCGTTCGGGTGCGCGATCGGACGAACCCGCGACGGGTCACCGCCGAGGAACAGCCGCATCCCGCCTTGCAGGCTGTCGAGCCACGCCAACCACCCGTCGGCCAGATGGGTCAACAGCGGGAACGACGTCGTGCAGGCGATTCGCCAGCGCGGCGGTCCGACCTCCGCGCGCTGCATCTCGCCAGACCGGAACGGCGTGCGCACGATCGAGCGCACGATCCGCAGATCGACGGCGCTGAAGCCTCCGATGCCCACCGGGAACGGCAGAGGGTCGGCCATCAGCGGATCGTCCCGGTGCGGTGCAGGCCCTTGTTCACGTGCATCGGGATCTCCTTCGGCAGCACCCGCTTGCGGAACTGGTCCACCGCCTCGCCCGCGCCCTGACGGGCCATCTCGCGGATTTCCCGGTCGCCCCGCGCCCCGTCGACCTTCACGACGATGGTCAACCCGGCGACGCCTCCGGCCTCGCGCGGCGCGGTGTCGTTCATCGCCCGCATCGCGCCGAGCGCATGGTTCGGAATGACGGTGCCGCTCCGCTCCGGGCGGAAGAGCTCCGGGCCGCGCTCGCCGACGAGGTAGGTGCCACCGGCACCGACAGGCCCGCCGGCGGCCCGCAAGCCGCTGAGCCCCAGCGGAGACCCGCCCGCGCCGGTCGCGGCACCGCCACCGAAGAGGCTGCCGAGCCACCCGAAGAAGCCGCCGCCGGAGCTCGGCGCTGCCGTGCCGCCGAGCGCCGTCGTCGCCTCGCCGAGCACGCCGGGCAGCGCGCCGACGGTGCCGCCGAAGCCGCTCACGCTTTGCGCGGCGGCAGCGCTCTGGCGCGCCGCCTCGGCGGAGGCGTCGGCGACGTCGCCGATGCCGGCGGTCGCCTCGTCGAACTTCGGCATGTACGCGTTGACGCGGGCGATATAGTCCCGCGTCTCGGCCGGCAGGGCCGCCATATCGCCATTCCAGTTGTCGACGCGGCCGGGTCCCCAATTGTAGGCCGCCAGCGTCCGGGTCGTGTCGCCGCCGTAGCGGCCCGACATCTGCGACAGGTAGCGGACGCCGCCGTCGATGTTCTGGCCCGGATCGTGTGGGTCGACGCCGAGCCCCGCCGCCGTTCCCGGCATCAGCTGCATCAGCCCGATCGCCCCGGCCGGCGACCGAGCCGATGGGTTGCCGCCACTCTCGGTCGCCATGACCGCGAGGCCGAGCGCCGGATCGACGCCGTACTGCGCGGCCGAAGCGGTGACCGAGGCGCGATAGGCCTCGACCGAGGCCGGCAGCGCCGCGCCGGGCGACACCGCGGCAGCGGCAGCCGGAACGGCGGAGAGCCCGTAGGCGACCGCGTCCGGCGAGCCGGCAGGCGGCACCGCGGCGACGGGCGCCGGCGCCCCGGGCACGTTCCGGTTCGCCGGGATGAGGCCGCCGAGGGCCGATCCCCACAGCTGATAGAGCGGCCCGCCGGACGTCATGCCGCCGGGCGTCTGCTGCGGCGACCGGAACAGGCTGTCGAGCGACATGTCGATGAAGGAGTCGGCCAGGCGGTCGAGCGCGTTGGTGAGCTTCTCGGTCGCCGACGCGCCCTCGCGGAAATCCGAGATGAGGCCTTGCGTCAGGCTCCGGCCGGTCTGGGCCGCGGCGTTGCCCCGCTCGAGCGCCTGCTGCCGCTCATACTCGGCCACCGCGATCTGGTGCGACGCTGAGGCAAAGGCGTCGGCGCGAAGACGGATCATGGCGATCTCGGCCTCGGTCACCACTCCGTCGTTCTGNCGGGCGAGCGTGGTGAGCTCGAGGATCGCCTTGTAGCGCTCGATCTCATAGGTCGACCGGCCCCACAGGGCCGCCTCGCCGGCCATCGCCTCGGTGGTGCGGCCGTATTCCTCGATCGCCTGCGCCCAGGCCGTCTCGACGGTCTTCGCCGCCGCCGCGAGCTCGGCCGCCTCGGCGCGGTCGAGGAAGCCGCCGGCGATGCCGAGCGTGCCGGCCTCCTGCGCCTGGCGCCGCAACTCGGCGTAGCGCTGGCCGATTTCTGCGAGCCCGCGCGCATAGTCGGTGAGGCCCGCGTTCGACAGCCCGGCCTCGGCGCCGCGCACCAAGCCTTCCGCTTCCTTGCGAGCATCAATATTCATCGTGGCGAGTTTTCCGCGACGCTCCATTTCTGCGCCAAGATAGTCAGGCGCTTTTTCAGCGCCAACTCCGGCTTCATCAAAAGCATTTCCGAAACGGCCCAACGCAGCAATCGTCGCTTCGATCTGCCGCTGCGCCTGCGCAAAGCCATTTGTCATTTCTATCGCAGCATTTGCGGCCTTGCGAATTTCGCTAGTAGCCAGATCTGATTTCGCAATATTGACTAGAGCCGCCTGAAAGCCGAGTACGTCCGGCACTCCGGCGCGAAGCTGATCGCGAAGAGTCTCTATTTCCTTTGTGAATGCGCGATATTTCTCAGATACCGTTTCCTCCGGGAGCCCAATGTCGCTAAATAGATCTCCAATCGGAGTGCGCTGTGCTGGTGCCTGCATCTCTGTCAGCAGTAGCTTGTTTAGGTCATTATTCAATCGGTCGCGAAGTTGATCACGGGCCATCTTCTCCATGAACTCTGAAACGGCCCTAGCTTGACCGACATATGTCAGTGCCCCTTTTCCGGCGTCCCCATATGTACCGGCTAGTACCTTTAATGTTTTCTCATGCTTTTCGAGTGCTCCATCGAGATCGAGAATATCATCTCGCATGGACTTCCAAATCTCAGATACGGCGTATCCGGCCACCGTGATCGCTCCGAGGGCGATGGTCGTCGGGCTGATCAGTGCGGTGATGCCCTGCGCAACGCCCGCCAGCGCCCCGCGAACGCCGCGCGATCCCATCGATCTCGGCCATCTGCGCGCCCTGCTCGGATGCCGACCATCAGGAACGACTGCCCGGACGCGAGGGAAACCCCCACATCGAACATCTGCCGCGTCAGGTTCGTGACCTCCCAAGAGGCGAGCGCCGTCGCCTTGGCCAGCCCCTGTGCAGCCGGCGCCATCGCGCCCATTCCGGTCGCAGTGCGCGAGGCTGCGGCCTGTGCGCGCGCGGCCGACGCGGCGACGTCGTCGTTCGCCTTCTGGAAGCTGTCGAGCGCCAGTTCACCGCGGGCGAGACCGGATGTGTCGACGGCATAACCGATCTTCGCCAGATCCATCGGTCATCCTCCCCGGCTCTTCTCGGCAACATGCGACAGGTAGACGCCATCGAGGCGCCGAAGTGCCGACACCTCCCATGGCGTCGGCAGAAGGCCCGTCAGGCGCGCCCAGGCGTCGATCTCGGCGTATCCGATAGGCTGGACGCCGAAGCCGCCGCCGCGGGCCTCGTGGAGGTCTAGGAACCACCGCCAGAGATGATCGACTTCGGCGGGCGGCGGTTCGGGATGAAGGTCCGGGATCTGCACCCCGGTCTGGCGCTCGACCTGTTCAAGATGCTGGCGGACCGAAACGCCGTTCTCGACGTCGGACAGGCGGAATTGCGCCCTGGCGTGCTCGATCAGGTCGGCCGTCAGGGCTTCAAGAAATTTCCCCGGTCGGCCATGAAGACGTCGACCTGCTCACGAACCCACGACATGCGCCGATAGAGCTTCTTCGCGTTCGTGGGTGTGCAGGCAAGGTCCTCGCCGTCGAGCTCGATCCCGGACCATCCGAGGGTCGACGCGGCCAGAAGCTCGACAGCATCCGCCTCGGCCGCCTCGATCGTCGCATCCTCGCGGCCACGCTTGCGGAGCCGACGGTTGATCTGCGCGCGCTCGGGCGGACCGGAACCGCTCGCTGTCGGCGCCGGCGAGCGTGATCGTGACCGGCACCTTGTCGTCGCCGTCGAACAGCAGCTCGTTGGTCGTCGGGTGCCGAAGGTGCAGCTCGGCGCCTTCTTCCGCGGCGGCGGCGACGTCGAGGGTCGAGAGGTCCATGATGGGTTCCTTCTGAGGGACTGGCGCGCCTCGCGGCGGGCTTAGACCTTGGAGATCTTGAGGGCGGAGCCGATCACGGTATCCTTCATGGCGATGAAGGGCATCGTGATGATTCGGCTCTGCTCGTTCGCGACCGGAACGTCGCCGCCGGAGAACTTCACCCGCGGCATCCGGAACTCCATGACGTTGCCGTCCGGATCGGTGATGTTCATGACGAGCGGGGACTCCGTCTCGTTCAGGAAGCGCGTCAGCCACTTCGCATCCTGGTAGAAGGCGGTCACGGGTGCCGGAGACGCGCCCCCTGCCGAACCCCAGAAAGATCGGTGTCTGCTGCCCGACTGCGAAGGCCGGGCTCACGCCGTTGTCGACGCTGAGCTCCAGCGACGTGACGACGGCCACCTCGTTCCCGCTCTCCTCGGCGTTGTCGTAGAGGGCGCCGTTAAAGCTGTCGAAGGGCGAATTCGCGGTCGGTGCCACCGGCGTTCCACCCGAGCTCGAGCCCGCCGGCGCGCCGCCGTCGAGGCCGATCATACCGAACGTCGCCGTGACCATCTGGTTCGGCCGGATCGAAAGCTGCATCGTGTTCCCGACCATGCTTTCGAACAGGCGGTACTGCGCGATGTCGAGGGCGCCGTCCTCGATCGACAGATACTGCGGCGTCACGCCGATCTGCACACTGTCGGTGTCGAAGGGGTTGAACATGACGCTCTCGATGAGCGTATCGTGGTCGCCGAAGGTGAGATCGACGGCGACGTCGCCGCGGGCGCTGCGGTTGCCGTGCCGGGCGTCGTAGACCTCGCGGTCCCCACGGATCTCGTTCGCCTCGAACATGTCCTTGGCGACATTGAGACTATGGGTGTTGTAGCGGAGCCGGGAGAAATTCCCGGTCGCGACGACGCCGAGCGCGGACTGCTTCTTGATCAGAAGCTGCGACCTCGCACCTTGGGCAACGATTGCTACCGACATGATGTGGCTCCTTCGATAGGGACGGGCGCGTCATCACGACGGGCCGGGTGCGCTTGCCGAAGGCGCATGTTGGCGACAGCTAGATTGCCAGGATCTCCGGCAATCTGCCGAAATCGTCAGTCTTTTCAGTAGGTATCCGAGTAGAGATACCAGCCTATGCTTATCGGGATTCTGATCCAGTCGGTGTCGATGAGTGCCTGTCGGCGCTCGGCGTAGCGGAACCGGACGGTGGTCGATCCGACCATGGCCAGATCAGTCACCTTGAACCGCGCCTTGACGGCGTCGGCCATCGCTTCCGCAAGGCCGGTCCCGTTCCCGGTCGGGTAGACGAGAGAGACTTCGAACGATCCCTCGTGCCGGATCAACTGCCCCGTCGTGCTCGGCCCGCCGTTGCCGGCCGGGACGAACGATCGCCTCGCACCATGGGGTGCCGACGACCGGCGTGAACTCGATGCCCTCATAGGCGATCGAGGGGATGCCGGATGTTGCGGCGAGGCGGNNTTGCAGTGCGCCGCGGATATCGACGTAGAGGGTCACGGCGCCACGAACGCCCTTGTCCGGAAGTGCTCCGCCGCCACCGGGGCGCTCGCCACCGAGGCTTCCGGACGCAACACGCTGCGCGGCCCGGATCGCGATCTGCGACGCCTCGTTCATCACGGACCGGACGAAGAACCGCCCCGCCTGGTTGTAGGTGCGGCCCAGGCTGTCCTCGCCCACAAACCCGTACTCGAGCCGACGGGCGTAGGCAGCGGTGTTGCCCATGTAGTAGACGTCCCCGATCTTGAGCCCGGCGGCCGCGATCGTCGCCTGCGCGAGCGGATCGGCGTTCTTTCCCTCTGCCCCGGTCGGGATGACGTTGACCTGGCCGAACCACGACCGTCTGAGGTTTCCGGTCTTCACCGGCGTGCGCGCGACCACCGCCTCGTTCAGATCCTGGACGGCCTCGACGGCGACGAGGCGCGTCTTTTCCTTCGCGCCCGCTACCCCACTTCGAGACGTCGATCTTGAACTGTGCGGTGGTGCCAGCCATCAGGCGGTCCTCACCTGAAGCACGTAGGCGAACGTCGTTCCGTTCACGTCGTAGGCCTTCATCGTGATCACCGTGTAGGTGGTGGACCCGATGATGATCCGGTCGCCACTGTCCGGCGCCGTGGCGACGCCGGAGGTGGCCATGATCACCTTGCGATCCTCGGCCTTGATGCGCGTTCCATCGATCTCGAAGTTCTTGTAGGAGAGCAGCGGCCCGATGGTGACGGTCGCGTCCGTTATTCCGCCACCGGTGGTCGTGCTCGTAGTCGGATCGTAGGTGCTTTCCGTGACCTTTCGGAGCGTGGCCGTGCGGCCGTATTCCGTGAGCGCCGCAAGGACGTCACCGGAGAGATCAGCGGCGAGCGTCATACCAGTCCTCGTCGACAGGGTCGGTTCCGGGGTAGCTGTCGCCGCCGACCTTCTGCCGCGACGGGTTGCGATCGGCGTCGCTGTCGACCGCGTCCATCGCGGCGATGCTGACNNCGCCGACGAACGGGACGCCGAGGGCGCCGCGAGCATTCCGCGCCGTGTCGCGCAGGCTGACCGCCAGCTTGCGGTACTGCTCCGCCCTCGCGCCGTAGTCGATCGAGAACCCGTCGATCTTCAGGCTCTGCCGGTTCGAATAGGAGGCGGCGAGGTTGTCCGCCAGGAGTGCGGCAGCCTCATAGATGTTGCCGTCGAGGTCGAACCAAGCCTGGATCGCTTCGTTGCTGAAGATGCCGGGCGAGGTCGTGTCGCCGATGAGCTGGCGGATCTTCGAGATGTCGTCGCCGAGGTTCGGATCAAACGCGAAGGACATGGCCTACCTCCGAACCGCCTCGACGCGGAAGTCGCGAACGTCGGCGCCGACGCGGTGCCACTGCGGCCGGCTCTCGACGGTATCGACGAAGCCGCAGCGGTGCAGCCGCGGAACGATCGTCGCGAAGGTCCAGCCCCACTTGTGGCACATCAGCGGGTTTTTCTCCCGCGGGTCGCCGTAGAGCCCCCACATCGAAAGNTGGTCTGCCGTCGCGTTGAGCAGGTTGCGCGCCGACTTGACGATGTCCGGCANTTCGAGAGCGAGCCGGCCGACCCGGACGAAGAAGACGATGCCACTCGGCGAGGAGGCCGTCGACCTCCCACTCGTAGAAATGCTCGAAGACATGGATGGCCATCAGTTCGTCGGCGCATCCGTCGGGGACGGGGGATCGACCGGACGTCGGCGAGAATGTCGGGCGCTCTCGACGCCTTCGGGCTGCGCTCCAGATCGACGTTGGTCCAGCCGTCCAGCGTGTGCCGGCCACATCCGGCATTGATGCGCAGTCCGGTCATGCGACCTCCAGATCGTCGATCATCTCCCGGAACACCGTCCAGGTCTCAGGCTTCGCCATCTCGGCGGCGGTCCACTGGAACCACGCGAGGTTCGCGAGGAAGCGGCGGCGGATATCGTTGGGCAGCGGCTTCGTCTTGGTCTCCAGCGAGCGGGGACAGACCGCGGCCGCAACCCCGCCCTCAGTGATCACCGGAACGCCGGCGACAATCGCGTCGATCGCCACGTTCGAATGTCGGCAGACGACGAGCGAAGCCCCGCGAAGCACGTCCTCGATCGGGCGATCGTCCACTTCGAACCCGCGCACCGCTCGGCAGTTCTGCGCATTGCCCGGCTTCGGCCGGAACACGAGCCCTAGCCCATGCATCAGGCCCACGATCTCGGCGGCCTTCGCCGCTTCCCATGCTCCTACACGCTCGCCGTACTGGCGGGCCGACTTCCACCCCATGCCGACGAGGATGATCGGACCCCTCGGGTCGAAGTCGCTCCGAAGCGTGATGCCGTGCTTGGCGAGCCTCGATCCGTCCCGATCCCTGCGCATGACGAGCGCATCGGCGTGGCCGGCGTCGATCGCCATGCGGAAATAGCCGTTGGTGGAAGACCTCCCCCAGTAGCCAATATCCCAGCATAGAGTGTGAGCGCCGACAGATCGCGCAAATCGCGTCGCATCGGCCATATCAGGGTGCCCTGCACCCCAGAGCACCAGGAGATCGAAGACCATCGCCTCCGATGGATCGGAGACCACCTCGACCTCGTGTCCAGCTTCAGTCGCGCCCCGTCGGCAGGCTTTCAGGATGCGTTGGACGTCCACCCGAGCCGAGAACATCGGCGGGCTGAGAACCGCGATCCGCATGCACCTCACCCGAAATGCGACAGGAGACGGCGATAGTTGTCCGCGATTTCGTTAACGCCGCGGGCATTCCAGATCATCATCGCGGCCCGCCGGCGACGCTCTTCCTGTGGCCGGAGAACGTCGAAGGCCGCGGCGAGCTCGTCGGGTGACCGAACGAAGTACTCTCCTCCGGATGATGCCTCGATCGCCCCGCACTCCGGCAAGGCGATGATAGGCGTTCCGGAGCCCTGCGCGTTGGCGATCTTGACGTTCGACTTCCACCGATCGGTGACGTAGCCCCGCCACTTCCCGCCGCGAACCGCAATCGCGATGTCGACGTCGGCGAGACGGGGAGGGTTGACGACGAAGCGCCAGCCGCGGCGCTCGCACTCGGCCATGATCGTCGGGCGCCAGCCGTCAAGGTAGCGCTCTGACCCTTCGTAGCCGACGGCGCGCACCACGTCGCGGACCGGGTTGCGGTCGATGCCGGGGCGATAGTGGTGATCGATCGCTGTGCAAGGCACGCCAAGCCCGGAGATGCCGATCGAGATGCACATCTCCAGCGTGGAGCCGATGACGGCGGATGCCCGCGATGCGGAGATCTCCCGCGACAGCCATCCCGTCGCCTCGATGGACGTCCAGGCATTTCCGGCGGGCTGCGGCCACCCGTCCACGACGTCATAGACGATCGGCTTGCCCGCCTTGGCGATCCTGTCGATGAGCGCGGCATCGAAGCGCTTCACCACAACGACGATGTCGGCCGCGGCTATGTCCTCGGCGCCGGCGTTGAGCACTGCCAAACCACCAAGCGCTGCGGCCATCTGGACGCCGCGGACTTGCCAGGAACCCGATGCGGGGTTGCCGATGCGGGTGAACAGGACCTTCATCGGCCACGCCAGTTGACCGGGATACCACGGGCCATGGCAACCTCGCGCTCACACCGGTCAAAACTGACGATGTCTCCATCCGAATTTGGAGCGACCAAGTCGCGAGTCCATTGCCGCACTCCATTGACAAGGATCGGCTCGCACAGAAGCCCGCTTCGCGTGTAGTACTCGTGCCACCCGGTCTCAAACCGAATGGTGTAATCCCCGTCGCCATCCTGGCCGACGGTCATACTCCAGAATTCGGTCCCTCCGCGAGAGCGAACGATACCGCCTGCGGCATCGCCGTCCATCCTGTGCAGATCAACCGCGCCCACCTGCCCACCTCCAAAGTTCAGCTCGCCACGCATCGGCGAAGGCGGATGCCTCATAGCCCGGCATCGACGGGATTCCGTCCGTGAAGTGGGCGATGCTGACGTGGTCGACGGGTTCGGAATGCCCGACGAGCCAATTCCACCGAACCGACAGAGCGCCGATCTCCTCATCCTTCAACCAGCAGAGTCGGTGCAGATCGCGGCCCGGAACGCTGTTCACCATGTCGACGGTAAGGGCATCGTTCGNCGGATGGTCGCAGTTGACGAGCATGACACTCGACCAGTTCTTGCGGGCGTAGCGCGTCTGCGCCTGCCCATCCATCTTCGCCCCTTCCGGTGGGTCGAACTCGTGCTGGACGCACATGACGGCAAAGCGATCATCGGCAAGGTCGAAGAGACGAGCGAGGTTGTCGCGGACCAGCATGTCCGCGTCCATGAAGAGCGCCCATCCCGTTCCGG